TTGGACTAAGTACTTCTGTATTGACCCACATCCTCGTACTCCTACGGCTTGTTTGTGGCTAGCGGTTGATCCGCAGGGCAATCATTGGGTATATGATGAGCTTTGGGTAGGAGATATGAACTTAGAAGAAGTATCGCACATGATTCATGCGCAGGAAGGTACGCTTATACCAGACTTACGATTCATAGACCCTGCAATGGACAAGGACAATGCGTTGGCTGCAGGTTTTAATGTCCGCAAAGAGCTGGCTAAGCACGGAATATACTGTCAAAGGGCGAATAACGACCCTGATTTGGGGAAATCAAGGATAAGACAGTCTCTTAAGATGAAATACTTGCCAACGTTGGGTTCTGAGCAGCCTCAATTGAGGATATCAAGGTTCTGTACCCGTACTATCTATGAATTCCAGCATTATATCTGGGAAGAACGCAAGTCAAATCCAGAAGCATTTGAGAAAAAGAACTCCCCGCGCAAGAAAGATGACCATCTTATGGATTGTTTAAGGTATATTTACAATTTTGGTCCACAGTACAAAGAACCAGAGACAGAGCAAGCCGAAACAGAGTGGGTGGGTACTTATGCTAAATATCCTGTTAGCAAACCAGTGTCAGGTTCATATAATAGCTTAGTTGAGGAGAGACTATGAGAGACGATTATAACAAGCCCATAAAGGGCGAAAAGGCTAAGACCAAGGATGTAATGGTAGATTATGTAGTACAGGAGTTTCAACGCTATGAAGGGTACCATTCTAAGCGCTTTGACGATGCTGAGGATATTGTTGATATGTGGAACAATAAAGCCCCTGGTAAGCGAGAAAGCTACCACAACGCCATAAACGTGCCTTTAATGGTAGAGGGTGAGCAAACCATCACCCCAAGGCTTTTCACAGCTCTATTCCCATCTGACGCCCCATTAGACGTACACGCAGAGGGTGATGCTCCAGAGGAACAGGCAATTAACATAAAGGGGATAATACAGCACTATTTTAGGGTATCAGACATCATTGGTGAATGTTACCCTGCTTTGACCCAGTGTACGCTACTTGGCACTGGTTATGTGGAAGGAGGAAGCTGGCTCGTAAAAAAAGGATGGCAAGCAGATAAAGATGGTAATAGATATTTCGTACCTATAGAATCAAGGCCAGACTGTACGTTTGTGGATTTCTTTGAGATGTTTCCACATCCAGCTAAAAGAAGGATGGATGACCCACTTCCTATAATTAGGAGGCGGTTTATAGATGCTGAGACTCTTAAGAAGCTTGCTAAAGATAGTAGGTTTGATTCTCAGAAGTTACAGCAGGCATTGGATACATCAAATCCTGTGCCTACGACATCAAAGTATAATGACCCAAAGCACAAAGAATATGAGGTTTTGGACTACTGGGGTCCTTGGGATGAAGTCTATTCTGAGGGTGATGAAGTCAAAACGCGCCAAGCTGTCCCTTATTGGATTATAGTCATAAACAGGGAAATTAAGTTGCGCGGCATAGCTAACCCTTATAACCACCAAAGTCCTCCTTTCTGCAAGATTAAGCTGTTTGAAGACCCTAAGCCTTCTTGGTTTGGTGTTGGTATAGGCCCTATAGGCAAACCAACGCAGGAACGCATTAACAAGATAGTCAACCAACGTTTAGACAATGTGGACTTAGTGTTGAATAGGCAGGGCTGTTATAATGCACATGACACAGAAATTAACACAAAGAAGCTGGGAAGTTCTAAGCCGGGCCAATGGCATAGAGTCTCTGACACCGTTTCTTCTCTTCGCTGGATGGAAGTCCCAGATGTCACGAGTTCATCGTACAAAGAGGAAGAACTTGCGAAGAATGACTTTAGAGAAGCAACTGGAGCAGTGGCAAACCTTATGCCAGAAATCGGATCCGAGCACCGTACAGCGATGGGTATCCAATTGTTGCAAGGTGCTGCAGGGATGAGGTTTAGACCTGTACTTAGAAAGATGGAAACAGACCTGATTCAGAGAATGGCTATGTTCTTCTTCTCTAACCTAAAGCAGTTTATGACTCAAGCTGAGTGGGTTAGGATTACAGGCAAGAACGGAGACGTTAAGCCTATAAAGATTACGCCTGAGCAGATACAGGCTAAGGTGTTCTTTATTCCTACTGGTATCAGTGAAACCCTTAATAAGGAAACTATGGTAGGACAGCTACTCAGGTTTAAAGAAGTGACAGCTAATGACCCAACGGTGAACCGCCAAGAGATAAACAAGCGCATAGCGGAGCTAATGGGCTTTAAGGACTTACAGAAGTTAATGACTCCAAGTGCTCCTCAGCAACAGGGTGGAATCAGTGGTGATGAGCAGCAGAAGATACAGCAGATGGTCACAGAAGGAGTTGACCCTAGAGTTATAAAAGAACAGATTCTAGGTACTAGACCTCAACCCCAAGAACAGGCGCCACAACAATGATGACAGAACAACAAGCTAAATCAACAAGGAATTCAGAAGCTTGGGCATGGGTTGTTAATGAATTAGACCATAGGATTGCAGCCAGTATGAGTAACTTAATGAACTGTGAATCTAGTGGTTTGGTAAGGCTTCAGCAAAGGATAAAGTTGCTGGAGGAAATGAAACAACTTCCTGATAGCGTTATTCAGCGAGAGGAAGTATCGGCTTCGGGTTAGGCCGTATCTAATCCGTAAAAAGGAGGCATAAAATGCCAGAAGACAAATCAGCTGTAGCTCCAGCTGTAAATCCAGAGCCCACCACTCCAACAGTAGTGGACCCAACTGTTACCGCTGCTCCAGCGACACCGGGGGCTCCGCAAACAGACGCGGAGAAGATGGTACCACTAGCTGCATTGCACGAAGAGAGGGAGAAGTTCAAAGGACTGAGGGACGAGTTTGATTCATTTAAGCAGAACATGGCTGCTATGCAATTCCAGCAAGCTACTCAATATCCTCAGCCGCAGCCACAAGCCAACCCAACACTAGCTGATAATAACAATCAGGCGTTGGCAGAAATGTGGGAGACTGATCCTAGAAAAGGGATGCAGACAGAGATGAATATGATGCTGAATTGGTATGATGAGCAGAATATCGCTCTTGATGACCAGATGGATGAGGCATCAAACAAGTTCACTGACTTTGCCACTTATCGTAATGATATACGCAAGTATCTCAGATTGGTAAAGCCGGGTCAGAGAAATGTACCGGGTGTAGTTGAGACTGCTTATTTCCTAGCTAAAGGACAGAAGGCTGATGCTAATGTCCAGACAGCTCAGGAAGCAATGGCAGCCAAGATTAGAGCCGGAGAAGCTGTCCAAGGTATCACAGGTGCATCTTCTGGAACGCAAGTAGTATCTCCAGAACAGCTAACGCAGCAACAAGCTAACGCAGCAGCTGCAATGGGATTAACGCCAGAACAATATATGGCAGGTGTGAAAGCATGAGTATCATAATTCCTAGACTTATGCCTAAAGGTATGAACAAGGGAGCATATAGGGGCAAGCTAACTTGCCCCGTGTGTGGGTCAGCATCAGTAAGATACTTGGAAAATCTTACAAGATTCAGATTGAGGTATAGGTGCCGCAAGTGTGGGTTACCTTTCCAGTACGATATTTCTGGACACCCAACTCATCCGTATGAACCCCTTCAAAAAAACAAGTGGCGGGCTATTGTAGACCGCTACAAACAGGGAGCACAAAGGAGATAGAAATGAGATTTCATTATGATTTATGTCAGGCAGAACCAATTATCAGAGACTACGTAGTTGCAGGCAGCTCAGATATTGAGAACGGAGCAGTTGTTGCTCTGGAGGGCGCTATTACTACTGATGACAATAGGTTTGGTTTACAGAATGTGAACGGCGCTACATTGGATAATGTAGTTGGTGTAAGTAACGAAATGTATGATGTATCAGCGTCTTATTCAGGGTTAGACCAACCTGATGGGCCGTTAGGTACCGGTACGGTAGCTCAAACTGAACCTTCTACAGGCGTTAGTAATTACATGAAAGTAATTATAAACCCTATGGCAGTTTGGCTAGCTGAGTATTCACAGAATGCTGCAGATGATACGACCAACACATCAGCATCTGCTGATGGTAAAGATATAACAGCTACATTCACAACTGACCGTGAAGGTGACTGGATTTATGTTACTGATACTGGTTCTTCAACTGGTGGTGCAGGTAACATAGCTAAGATAGGTGTTAGTAACTCTACTACAAGTGTAACAATGTGTACCAGCTATGATGACAATTTAAACGCTGTTACTACTTCTGATACATTTGTTGTAATTACTAACCCATACACAGCTTTAGCAGCAGGTGGTTCTCTTGACTTAAGCGCAGTATCAGGTCAGGCTGGAACTATGTTAAAGGGTGTTGCGGCAACTGGAGCAGGTGCGGCAATTGTTCTTCAGAGTTACATTTCTGACAAGAGCACTCCAATGGAACCTTTGAAGGTTGAGAGGCATTCTGGTAGAGTAATGGATGCAGCTTCTACTCATATATACAGTGATATACAGCTTAGCGACCATTTACTATTAGGCGCTACAGTAAGTAACAGAATAATTACTTAAACAAAGGAGAAGTTAAATGGGTGTTATAGCCAGCGAGAATTTTGGATATTTATTAGATCCTTGTAATTAGGGACTTTGGAGGAAATGGTGAAAAGAAATAGCAAGGGTAAATATATGATTCAACATAAACGACTTAATAATGAGTTATGGTTGAGAGAACAGTATTTGGTTCTTTAT